TGTGGACAAACGGAATAGTGGATATTGGCGCAGAGACACATAGAGATTACCTAGGCGATGTATTGAGCCACCACTATTGGTTGTGTCCAGCAAGGGAGAACGACGATGATTAACACTGACGGCAACACAGCAGCCCTAAACCGCCACCAGCGCGAACAAGACCAACTCGCCGCGCAAGACCAGCAGCTTGAGGAAGCAACGGAGAAGCTGGCGGATGATTTGTTCAACGCATACTTTGACGATAACGAGGACGTTATCACTGAGATTGACTTTATATTGGCTGACCGCGATTTCTTTAAGGCCATGCGCGACAACTTCACGCAAGACGGCTGTGCACTGCGTACAGCGTTTCGCAGACAGGTAGCTCTGGCGTGTGAATCCATGGCATCCGGGCGTGACATGGATTCCATAGAGCGTATGTACCGTGAATACAAGCTCTGAGCACGGCAAAGGATGGCTAGGGTTGTTTATCCTGGCCATCGCGGTCCAGCCGGTGTTTGCTGCGTATGTGGTGGAGTCGGTTGGTGGCAAGCCGGACTGCGTAACCGTGACCGGCTTTGAATATATCGGGCGTGACGATGACGGGCGTCCGGAGTGGGAATATCCGATTAGGAGGGAGTGTTATGGGAATGGCAAGAAGTAAAGATGAGCTGATTATTGAGCATTTGGAGCGCGATAACAAAGAACTGCGTGACGAAAAACAAAAGCTCCGCCAGCAGCTTGCCGAGAGTCAGGCGCGGGCGGATAGAGCAGAAAAAACAATACGCGGTTATGCTGGACCTTTTTTATTGCGCAAGCAGGCAGAAGCGGCGGACGAGTGCCTGCGCCTCCTCAAGCAGCCGGAAGGCCTGTTTCAAATGCAAAACTACGCAGCCGGCCTCCGCCAACAAGCCGCCGAACTGGAGAAATAAAATGCACCTCCCAGTCGATAAGCAACGCCTATTGATCAAACTGCTAAAACAGAAGCCGAACGTTGACCGCTTTATGTATCGCAGAAGTCAGCAAGGCTTGGCGTATGAGCTGGGAGTTGTGCAGGCTACGATTGTGCACGCCGAACACTGCCACATGAGCCGGAGCAAGCTGACGCCGGACGAAATAGAATACGTCAAGCGCATGAGGTTTGAGTACAAAAAGCACAAGGCAGAGGCATTACGAGATTGGACATTGAAAGGCATTGCTAGAGTGGTTGGCGTTGGAGAGAGAACGGCTGACCGCTGGAATCAGAAATTATTGGATGGAGAAATAAGATGACCGACAAACGAAAGACGCCAGTGCGTATCAAAAACAAAGTTCGCAAAATACTGGAGCAGGCGAGAGATCACCGCAACGAAATGGCCAAGTAAACCGATGCGGAGATTGGCAAACGGCACGGCGTTAGCTCTTACGCTATCAAGCGTCTTAGGGCGGGTGGCAATCCTACAACTAAGATGACAGATGAGCAGCGTGACGGAATCCGCGTTGATATTATCCGCCGCAATGAACTGTATGCCGACTATCGATCACTGGATGATATTGCACTGCAAGTTGGACTGGCCCGAACAACGGTTCGTAACTGGGCCAAAGAGTTTGGGATTGCCGAGGATAAACGTAGAGATGTTCAGGTCAAGATCAAGCCGTCAGAGCCAGCATTAACGCCAGTGGTCAACTTTCTAACCATGCCAACCGTAGTCAGTCAACCGGCACAGGGGTGGTATTATTAGCCGCCACCCTTAAAGAACTTGATAAAGGCAATGCCAAGGCCAAGGACGGCAACAGCAGTACCGGCAATCCATTTGCCAAAGCGTAACCCGCCTTTACTTTGGTTTATCCATTCTTGGGTTTCCTTCATCTCCTTGCGGGTTTCGTCCACCTTGCCTTCAATCCGTGATAGGATTTCAATGGTGCGGTCTTGACGTTCTTCCATGACACCCATGCGAGTCGAGATCTGATAAACGTCACGCTGGAGTTCGTTTATGATTCGTTCGTGTCTATCTACGGTATCTCGCACTGGGTCGGACATCTTGCACTACGCCTTGTGTAAAGTTGCTGGGTTTCTGTTGTCAATTGTATCGCATATATGGTCAGTTTTCGATCCTGATTAAGAATACGCGCCAACCATTTCATCGGCATTGCGCTCGTAATACTTACCGCCCACTTGCGCTATCTGAGTTACAGGTATTACCTGAGAGCTTACGCTTTTGCTGGGAACGTGAATGTCATGGATACTGAAGCCTAACTGCCATTGCTCGCCGTCGCAGAATGACGCCTCCAGCTTATGCCCGCAGCCGTGTTGAACCCAAGTTCTTGTCCCGTGCTGCAAAGTTTTAACCGGCCAAGTCTGTATATGATGGATATGGCCAGAAACGCCAGCCATTTCAAAGTTGCGATACATGGGATAGTGAGCCGCGACAAAGCAATCAAAATAGACTTTGTAGTTCTTTGCCACCTCTTTCTTTATGTCGTACTTGCCGCCCGCCGCAAGATCCGCCTTTGATATGTAGTTGACCTCAAAATCATCAAGTCCCAGCATCTTCCGCGTATCCCAGCCATGCAAATCTGCCAGCAATGTCCGCATAGCTGGCGTCTCATCCATTAGATGTTTAACCAGCCTCAATTCATGATTGCCCTCCTGAAAGTCTATCTGTGCATTTGGAGCCGCTTCTCGCATTTCTCTAAGCAAGTCGTGGCCCGCCTTAATCCTGCCAACAACATCCCAATGGCGCGGGTCAGTAGTATATTTGCCAAACTCCGGCAAGTCGAAAAGGTCTCCGTTAACGCAGATAATGTCGGGCTGACAACGTTTGATCGTGTCCATGAGCACACGACGATAAAACGGATCGCAGTCAATATCGTGTAGATCACTACAAGCCAGAATAGTCTGGATGCGAGACGACGATGGACGATCATAATCTGACCCCCAGTTATGACGCTCGTTAGCCTTCCTATAATGGTCTACAGAGCGGTGTTTTGCAATATGGCGCTCTAGGCCATGCTGCTGACGGGACAAGGCTACTCCGGCCTGTCTGATAAACTCTGAGAATGTTCCGAAGATATGGCTCCAAGCGGAGTCTGGTATCTGTGTTTCTGAGCGGAAGAAGTTCCGAGTGATGTGGCGAGAAGGGTTTGACAGCTTGAGGTTTCGCAGTTCTTGTATTAGCTCGGCTTCTGTCCATGTTCTTGTGTGGTCGCCAATCATTTCGTCAATCAATCGGCGTTCTGCGGCTTCAGAGTGGTCAAGCGGGGCTATTGTCTCGTGATCGTTTTCGCACAACCATCTTTGCTTTCCTGTCCGTGAATTTATGCCGTTCTTGCTTTTTATTGGGGCCGTACACTTCGGACAATACATAACGAGCTACCGTGTCATGGGTTTATCAGAGTGTAGCACAAAACGACAAAAGGCCACGATAAACGCGGCCTCTGCGAAGCGTACCAATTTGGGTCTGATGGGGCCTTTATTGGGACTGGTAGAACTGGCGCTCTGCTCTTTGTCGCTCATTGCACTGTCTCAGGCTTTGCCATAGCTCAAAGCTCCAGTCGTAATAGTCGCCAAGCGTGCGTCCATTCCGCAGCGGTATTTCACAATCAGCCATCCACTCCGGCTCCGGCTTTACCACTACCGTTTCCGTCTTGACGTTCTGGCCCAAACTGCAAGCTGTCAGCGAGATGCAAAGCCATACACTCACGAGTAACCTTGTCCACATTCTTCCGCGCCTCCGTAATGGCGAATCTATAGGCTTTGGCGTCTCTCTCAAGTTTCTGTGTCCGGCGTATCTGCTCACTCAACGCCGCCTGACGCTCGTTGTTCAACCTGGCCAACTGCTCAAGCCTTGCATTCTGAATAGCAATGGTTTCCTCTTGCGCCTCCGCCCGCTGCTCAAGCCCGCCAAACTCTTTAAGCTCACTCCAAAACCAGTAACCGGCACCGGCTGCGGCAATCAGCAGGCCTATGGCAAGGTAGCCGCTAAAGGGTGTTGCTGCGAATCGTTGAATTAGCTTTAGCATTCTCCCGCTCCTGTAGCCACTTATAGAGGCCAAAGACGCCAGCGTTCATCACAAGGAATTCCTCATGCGCTGCCGGGTTGGTTAGCACAATGTACGTGCACATGACGCAGTACCAGAATATCAGAATTTCGTTGGCTGCGTTTTTGATGATTTCCATTATTCCACCAGTTCGAAGTGCACAAGGTCGTCAAAGCCATTATCAGCAACTTCAGTGTCCATATCCCAGTCACCGCCCCAGCGAAGCCTGTGCGTTATCATGCCTTCATCGTGAAGCACTTGAGCGATTCCAAGTACGTAACCGGCAAACAGCGTGATACGCTCGCGATCCCTCCAATCAATCGGATATGGGGCCGCATCGACAGCCATGCTAGGGCTCTTGTTGTGCTTTCCGTTTGGCCATCGAACCTTAGAACGTCCTGAATTGAAAGCGTCAGTTTGCTCTTGCTCATTACGGTGCCCGCAGAGTATGGAGTTGTCGAAGTGCGCGACAACGGTGTTAAAGACCAGCCGCAAATCCTTGTGGCAGGTCTCTAACCGCTGTTTTGATGTTGCGCTGTATCTTGGCATCTCACCCCCTATCAAGGCAGTCAAGCCGCCCAAACGTGCCATCTGGTGAGTAGGCGAAGCGGGTTAGGGTGATTGCGGTCACTTGACCTCCCAAACCACCTGATTATACGTAGTGTTTGTATTTCGTATGTTTGCGCCAGTACCGGCCTCAGTAGAGATAATGAGTTTGTAAGACCTTCCCGCAATGCACGTTCCGCTTAAATCAAAAGCTATTGACTGTGCGCTTGCCCCATTACTAACTAAAGTCTCATAGTGCCAAACAATATCTGTCGAATTGGTCACGTCCCTAAGGCGGATTCTCGCGAATTTACCTGTAGCGTATGCGCCAAGTGTGACGTTGCCTTTTGCTGAAACAATGCCTGTATAGGGCGCTGTAAATTCATAAGTTCCCGCGTCATAGGCGTCATGGGAGTCAGAAACCTCAGACGAAAAAGGTATGTCTGTTTCCACGCCGTCACTGATTGCTATGTCAGTGGTGCCACCGATTCTGGCCAATACAGTGGGTCGTTTCTGGTTATCGGTGCCGGGGGACGAGCTGACTATCTGGCCCTTTTCCTCTGCGTAGGATCGGCTGGTTGCCGTGAAATCATAAAGCGTCAGTCCTGAACTCGTGCCAATCTGATGCTTATTAACGACAGACAAGTTATCTACCGTGGAGCCGAATACGCCAACGGTGGTTTCTGATGTTGCATTGTCAAACCTGAAATAAGGCTCTTTCACTACAATGTTAAAGGTCGATGTTGTGCCGCCGTCTCCAAAGTAATACTGGTGCGTGCATCGGAAAGAGCCACCCGCTACGGCGTCGATCATTCGCACTTTTTCAAAGGTGTGGTTATAACCTACCGCATCCACCTGTCGGTTATAATTGCGGTCTACTTCGACGTTTCTGACGACCCAGTTTTGAGGGGTAAGGCCTGTGTTGGCTGCAATTTGAATGCCTCGGCTTGATCCGCCAGCCTGCCCATTGTACGAGACTGAGCCGCCAATAATCTCGGATTTCAGGCTCCTGCCGTGAACGCCGCCAGCCAAGTTGCTTTGTATTTGGCAATTATCCAGATGGAACTGAGCCGCCGAATTTTCAAAGCGAATGCCCCATCCATCATTATCAATAAACCGACATTGGCGCATAACAGCAAAGCCAAGGGAGTATTTGTCGTATCGGCTCGCACCAGAAAAGCGTCCATCTTCAAGCGACTGAACTGCGTTGCCTGTCAGGTTTTGGATGTACACGTTTTCAAGCCACGGCATCCATGTGCCGTTAAGGTTTACGCCGACCGCTCCGGCAGGGGTCGATCCATCGCCAATTATAGACAGGTCTTTCAGGGCGAACGCAAAACTGAAAGAAAACGCATCACCCTGCGCTTGCGTTGTTGTGTGATCGACTTGCGGCCCTGTCGTTCTCGCAACTAAGAACGTTTTTTCTGGACCTTCGCCTATCAGAATCGGGGCCTGCCTGTCTTCTACAGCATCGCTAGTATTGAAGTTCAGAGTTGAGTCAATCCAAAAGCTGCCGCCTTTCGCATAAACCACGGGGCTGAAGTTCAAGGCTGCTTGAATCGAGGATGACGAGTTTGATCCGCTTACGGCACCAAATTGCTCCGCGTAAACTTTGCCGGTAAACAATCCTTTAGCTTGTAGCCCGTTATTTAGATCAATGAACCTGCCGCCATCTGCCGCCCCGGCGCCGCCTGCCACAATTTCGTAATCGTTATGCCCACCATCACCGGCAGAGTAATATCCTAGGGTTGAAACCTTTTGCCCCACAGATACGGGCAATGCCACAAGCTCCGCCACGCTCCCAACGTAGATGGTGCGCTGGTTAACTGCTTCCTCAACTGTAGGCCCGCCTTCCATTGAGACTAGGGATGCGCCTTCTCCGGGGGCTGTGGAGGCGAGTTGTTGGCGGAGATTGGCGTCACCAACTGATACGAACGCTCCGCCTTCCGGCATTCCCGTACCGGTAGTGGTGTAAGGCAAGGTAGTGCCAGCCGCTGCCCGCCAGAACTCCCCCGTCTCTCGGATAATCTGATTGTAGGCGGTTACCTCAATGCCTGCGGCGTAGTCGCCCAAAAACTCATAGCCAGAGTTAGCCAAGAAGTCAGCAAAATCCTGCTCCATGCCCGCAAAGCTCTTGCGGCTAACACCAAAACGATCCTCATAAGCCGGAGCGGTGCCGTTAGCAAAGCGATCAAAGTTCTCGCTGTTATCCGACAAGTCACGCGGATCAGTGGAGCCTATCGGATTACCAGTGTTGTACGCCATATTCCTGAACCTTCTATCTAGTGAATTGCTTATATTCTAACATTAGGGTGCATTGTTGTCGTCACTGTAAACACGTTCATCGTAATTAACGGCAGTGACTGATACAGATAGCGCCCCGTCCGGTGAGATTTCAGTGATTAACGCCGGAAAATTCCAGCGATCAGTTGTACCGAAATAAACATGCGTGGGCTCTCTGTCGCTTGGCATAACGGCAGGCCATGGCTCAGGGATACTCACAAGTATGGTGTATTGGTCAGGCCCCTCTGTCGCCGTGAATGGCCCAACTGCGCTGCCGTCTTCTGCGCGATATGCAATGACGTGGGTTTTCCCAGACTCAAACTCTACAGGCTCTGAAACGGTAATTCTGTCAGATTGGATGCCTCGCAATATGCAAACCTTGCCATACCCCGGAATATCATCAAGCAATGGCACATAAGATAGATACTGACTGTTCAAGGCGTCTAGCTCGGTATTGAAGCTGTACGTCCACCTGCGATAACGTTGCGCCCTTCTGCGCCGCATGCCAATTCGCCATGCCCTTGTACGGTCTGTAACCCCATCAACCTTAACCTTATCAAGCTTGATGCCTTGGTCGCCAGGAAGAAAGCAATTAACTGTCTCCGTTGTCCACGTGCTACCATCCATATACTCGACTTCAACACCGTCCGGCTCGTCCACTTGCTTGGCCTGAAACTGACGCTGTAGTGGTGCGGTCATGTTTTCAGGGCTATATCCCTGCTCAAACGTTGTTCGTGCCTGATCCCTTACAGGAGTTATCACGCCTTCTTGCAGGGTCATCTCAGCAAACCCTGCGCGCAATATCTTATCGATGGCTGCCTTTGCGGTTCCGTCAGAAAAAACATAATCGAAATAATCACCGCGAGGCGTCCATATGTCCTCTAGCTGCTCCAGTCGATCAAGGTCAATTTGGTCGTCATCATAACCTAGAGACTTTGCAACATAAGCCGCAGCCGAACTTATAGCTCTTGTCTGTGTCGGCGCCGTTAGAGAGCCGCCACTAATCACAGGCAGCTTTCTGTGCGCGATAAGGTTAATCCTATTATTGGATTGCGCGCTTATCTCGTCAGAACCTTCAATAGTTACCGCCATCGTTGTTACATCCGGATAGCTTGTAACTGTTTCAAGCTTTGATCTTAGGGCGGTAAACTCCAAGCGGTCTAAAGACGTAACTGAGACATCTTC